TTTTACAATTCCCGTATCCGGGTCTACAGTATCCTTTTCTGTAATAATTCTGCATGTGTCCGCATACAAACTTTCAATAGCTTTTCTTGATCTTACCAACGCAGCCTTCGGAAGCATCCTAAATCACGCTCCTTTGTCCACAACGCAATGGCAGGATGATGAATCCCGTTGAACATGTTCGTTTTGACCATAGTATAGTGGATCATATCTTCAAAGACTATCCGTTCACCGATTCTCAGTTCATGATCAAAACTCCAATATCCCATAT